GTCGTTGTATTCAATTGTTATTGGTAACTTCATTTTGTCTCCCGATTGTTAGATTTTAGCTGAATGTTTCAGTTGGTGTTCCAACTACAATAAATGATAGATCAACGGTCTGCGCGTCAGGTGCTGACCCGCCGACTGCTGGAAATACTGGCATTACGTTGAATGCAAATACTGCACCAGTCACGGCAGTGAGTGAAACCGCCAATGTTGTGTTTGGCGCAGTTTCGCATGCAGTCCACAATGCTTCGCACAATGAACCTGACGCGCCCCAGTCAGCAAGCATTGAAACGTCGAATGTCCACTGGTCGTCAATATGCTTGTAAGCCTTGCCGTCTAGTGTTTGATAAGTTTCCACGGTTGGGCTATTTGCAAGCACTGCGCTGGTCGCCTGCGCGTCGTAGTTAACGGTTGCAATGGTCACGACTAAATCGCGACCAGTTATGATTGTCGTTGGCATTTTGTCCCCTATGTTGTTTGTGTGTAGTACGTCGAAACGTTTATGTCAGCAACCAGCATTGGGCTTTGTCCAACTTCCAACACCGTCGGCTTTTCAACAACGCCAACAACGTATCCTGCGGGCATTGCCGCAAGAATTCCTATGATGAGTTTTTCCAGATTATCTAATGAACCTGCGTTGCTATTTGAAGCAACAATTGCAGTAATTGCAAAATTGATCTTTACCTGTGTCTTGGATTTACCGATTAACACAATTTCCATGTAAGGCGAGTCGGGTACAACCACGATCGCGGGTGGAATTGGTGCTTCGGGAACGCTTGGGTACACGTTGGCAGATAGCGCGCTGAAGGCGTTTGCTAGGGCTGCACGGGTTTCGGATACGGCGTTGGCTGGCACTTATTGAACGACCGTTTCAACGTCCAAGTAAGGCATAAGCAATGTGGACACGCGGTTGGTCAGGCTTCGACCCATGCGGTAAGGCGTTGAAGCAAAATCTACGCCCTCTATCTGTCCACCTGCTGCAACGCGTGATTGGAATACTTCAACTGAAACGGCAAGAATTGCAGATTCAATTGCTGGGGTGTTTGCGTATAGATCAGCTGCTGAATAGCCTGAAAGTGTTGCAGTGCCTGTTGGGATTATGTCGCGCAATGTGACATTTGATGAAGTCAATGCAGCGGTAAATGAATAAGGCGTGACGGTAACAACGGTGTGTGTTGCGGTGAACGGTGCAGGCAAACCAGCGACAATGACTGACTGACCAGCAACAAAATGATGTTCGCGGGCGGTATAAAAATAAGCAGTGTTTGATTCTAATTTGTACGCGTTAACGGCTGAAGTGTTTGCAACCAACATGGGCAAAATGACGGCTTCAGCGGTGTTGATGATTTCGTCTAGGTAACTGTCTGAATAAAGTGAAACGGACACGCCAAGCACCGTGCGCAATTGGCTTGCAGTAACAATGACTGGCATGTCCGTTTCCTTTCGATCGGCTGCGGCGAGATCGGGAGAACCCGCCGCATGATTAGTGGGGGTTAGTTATCAGGTCTTATTGATACCGAATGCGCCTGCACCGATTTTCGTTGCAATTGCACCGTATCCGTAAACTGAAACTGAAACCTGACCTGAAGCAATAACGTCAGCGCGTAGGCGATACGTTGGTGATTCATACCATGTGTATGCAGTTGGGTTGATGATCAGCATTGAATCATCTTTGTCAGTGTCATTTGCTGACGGTACGTTTGCAGTGACGTAAAGATCAAGTCCCGCAACGTTTCCACGAATTGAATCTGGACGAACTGAACCACCTGCGTTTGAAGGTTGTGCAGCCATGTAGATTGGACGACCTGAATCGTTCAATGTCATTAGGTTTGCCCATTGTGAAGTGTTCGCAAGAATGTTGCGCGCAAATCCCTGTGTGTTTGAATAAACTGAAGCAGCACCACGAGAAACAAAACCAAGCAATTCAGCTGCGGTTGGGTATGTTGTCAGTGTTGTTGCGTCGGCTGTTGCACCGCTTGCAAGTGCAGTGTAAACGGCTAGGTCTGTTGCTTTTGCGTACGCTGCTGACATGTTTGTCAATAACTCATTGAAAAATAGCGGTGAAGTACGGTCAAGCAATTCAACGGAAAATGTCTGTTGTCCTGCGTACTTCTTGACGGATACTGAAAGGAAACTTGAAGCCTGATCAGTTTCTGAAGGTGTGCCCGCTTCGGCAGTTTCTGCCACTGTTGGCATTGTCGTGATCTTTGGAATTTCAAATGACATTCCAGCGTCAGGCAATACGCCGCGAGAAATCGCGTCAACTGCTGAACGTGTTGTATTTGCTAGTCCATTGATTACTTCAGTCAACTGACGTGTAGGAACTAATCCTGCGTTGTCTGTTGTGTCATCTGCTGCTGCAACGTACTGACGAGCATTCTCGTCACCCAATGAAGCGCGGATTGTGTTTTCTAGGTACTTAGCGGCGGTGAACTCTAAGCGTGGCTTAGTTGTCCAACCACCGACCGCAACATTTACGTTTGCGGTTACTGACTGGGCGGCTTCTACCGTTTCGGCGGTTGAAGCGTCTTTGACGGTGTCTTCCACTTCGTCTTCTCCTTCTGTTGGTTGTGCTTCAGGTTCAATTGTTGAATCTGAAATCTCTGCTTCGCCTTCGGTGGCGGCTACTTCAGCGACACGCGCTGATCGAATTGCGGGTTCGCTGGTCAAAGCGACACCAGTCATTTCACCCTTCAAAATGCGGACTGTTCCGTCTTTCAGTGTTTCGTATTCGTCAAAATAAACTTCAACGCTGAAACCGTCGCGCAAACCTTCAGCTGCTTCGACCAATGCGTCATTGCCTGCGGTTGTTTCCGCAATTTTAAACGTTGCGTCAATGCCCTGATCGGTTGATTGAATTGAAAGTGTTTTGCCAATGCGACGTGTACGGTCGTGTTCAAGATTAAGCAGCACCGGGGTTGCTTCAATTGAATTCTTCGCGAACTGCACTTTACCTATTGACGCGTTGCCAGTTTCTTCGAATGTAACAATGCGCCCCGTAATTGTGCGACTGTTTGAATCGGCAGCCGTGATTGCAATTGGTGTGATCAGTTTTTTCATAGCAGCATGTCTTCTTCCTCGCGTATTTCTTCGATCGACATTGCGCCGATACGATTTAAGATTTCATAGACCTGCGCGCGTTCGTAAGGATTACCACGAAGGAAATCGTCAAGATCAAACATGACTTTGTTGCCTGCTGGTGTGAAATCAGCAAATGAAAGGCGTTGTTCGATTATGGACATGTAATTTCTGAAAGCGAAGTCCACAAGGTCGCGCCTTTTGTCTAAGGCGTTGGAATACGTAAAACTGGACTGTTGCGAATCAGTAAAGTACGCAGGCAAACCGCATGCGCGTGATAATTCAAGCGCAACGTAATTGCGGGCTTCGTTCAGCTGCAAATTCTTTGGGTCATAACCAATTGTTTCAAGCGTTACGTCAGCGTTTAAGAATGCCGTTGATTTGTTGCTGCGTGCGGTGCGCCATGATGAAAGCAATTTTGCAACGCGGTCTGCTGGAAGTGATGTGCCATTTGATTTCAAAACCATTTGTGGAATTGGTTCATTGGCAAAATTCATTGAAGCCTTTTCAAGTGCAGCCGCCGCCTTGATTGTGCGACCAGCGCGGGCAAGCAAACCTTCTTGCGTATTTGGAAACACGACTAGGTTTGTCGGGTCAATTGGTGTGCCATCTATTTCGTAAGAATCAATTTCTGTTCCATTGGCGTTTGTTGTGATTGAAACGCGTTCAGGTGCAACACGTTCCATTGCACGAATTTTTCCCGTGTCGGCATAACGTTCCATAACGTAGCCATACGCAGAATTGTGGAAAAATAAATCTGAAATTATCCATGCCCAAAATGTTGAACCTGGGATTCGTGGGTCAGGCTGATTGATCACGCGCGGTTGCGTTACCTTCTCCCCTGTTGCTTCATTGCGTGTGTGCATTGGCAATGATGAAATCGTTTGAATGATTCCTAATGCGCGCGCAACTGTTGGCACACTCATTGCTTCAGCACGATTGGCATTTTGTATGCCGAACAAGAAAAAATTATTGTTTTCAGTAAAATACGGCGCAAGTGAAGCGTCAACGTCCAAAGGCGCAGCTGGAACGGCAGCCGCAACCTTTGGCACAAATAGATCAAATAAACCCATGTGCAAATTGTGTCAGGCTTATACGATCAACCCACCATGATGTCAAGATCATTCTCTGGGCGTGTCGCAAAATGTGTCGCAAGGGCAACTGCCACGCTGCCGCAAACGACGGATTGTGACGCCCTTCTTCCTATAACCCAGCCGCCGTCCCCACGACGCAACTGGACTGCCGCCAATACTTCTTCGGACAATTGCGCCTGACCCCTATGTTTTAACCGACCGCTATTGATCGCCGACAACATTTCGTCGCAAGCCTGCGGATAGACCCCGTCCATGTCGAAAATTGGAATGCCAGCGGGTGCAAGGCGGGCGGCTACGGCTGCGCTGGTCTTTCGGCTATACAAAACGTATTCGGTTGGGTATTTGCGCGCATAATCGGCAAGATCGTTGGCAATTGCCTTATCGTCCAACTGGAGATCGTTTTGCCAGGTGTGCAGCAATTTCACAACAAATTGTTCGCCGCCGATTTTTTGTGCCCCGACCAATGAAGCATGTCTTCGATCGGGAGAAAGATCGATTGCCAACCAGGTCAATTTGTCAATGTCTAGGTCAACCGACTTATCCAGGCAATTACCCCATGAAGCGGCGTCCACTGCGCTATTGATAGCCACAACCCAACGGCACAACACTTCAGTCATTACAACGTCAGGCGGGTCGTTCAATACCGATTTGATGTTGTCGGCGTGAATCAGTGTGCCCATTGAAGGATTGGCGTGCCGCGCATTGTCCACGCTGATTTCGTCGGTTGGTGCTGACCATTCAAAATAACCAATGTCATCTTCGACGCCTGCAATGGAAGCCAGGGCACGATCGCGAAATTGGTTCAACACGACGCTGCTGGAATCGCCCGCGTTTGTGTACGCCATAACCATTGGATTGGTTGCAGCCATAAGCGTGTATCTAAGTGACGCAAAACTTTCAATGTCAGTCATTTCGCGCAATTCGTCCAGGTGAATCGTCGAAGGTCGCGAAACACCACGGGCAGCCGAACCACCCGCACGCACAATAAAGCGATTGCCTGTAAGGGTTTCAATTTCTTCACCGCCGTGTTGCCAGCGAATCTTTTTGACCTGTTTTGCCAACGAATCATTCTTTTCAATGATCTGCACCATTGCCCTGAATTGTTCCAGCGACGTGGACAAGCGGTGCGCCGAACCGATTTGCAGATTTTCGTCCCATAGAAACAAGCCGCCCAAAATCCGAATCAGCTGAAGAAAGGATTTTCCATTCTGACGTGCAACCACGATCGTGTTGACTGGTGAAGCCCAGCGACCGTCAGGCTTGACTTTGTGTGTGTGGATAAGCGCGAATTTCTGCCATTCCATAAGTTCAATGCCCAAACTGGTGGCAAGGTCGATCAATTCACCCCCGCGTGACGGTAAATCGTTCAGTGGCGTGTGGATTCGGGGGGTTTGGACGCCAAAAAGGGCATTTGCGGGTTCTGTGTCCCTACCCAAAACCGTTTGAAGCCCGTTTAAGCCTGTTTCGGTCGGTTGGTGACCTTCTATGACCTTCTCAGTCATTTTCGTGGCTTCTTGAGTCGTTTGGGGGGAGAATCAAACAC